CAGCAGCAGGCCCCTGAAAGCGTCCGTGTGCGGCTGCACCGTCTGCGCAACCAAACTGCCACCACCCACGCCAGCAGTAGGGGCCAGGCGCGCCGGAGCAATAGCCGACCCCGACACCTTCGAGAAGTGCGCCCGCCGCTCCCCAAAACGAGAATCCCCCCCGGCGCGCATCCACCGGAAATCGACTACCGTCCGTCCCGTCAGGTCAGTGATCGCCGAGTTTCCGGCGTAGTGGCGCACCACCGGGCCATCCGTCTCCACCGTCGACCCGTAGGTAAGCCGGTACGACGTCGGCACACCAAGCGGCGCCCACGGATCCGCAGTCGCCACCTCGAACCCGTTCGACACGCCCGACGCGACCAGCCACTCCTCATCCGATGACGCGCCATGCAACTCCCACGCCACACCAGCCGGCACGCCATCGACGATCACGCGAACCGTGGGCAGCGGGTGACGGCCCATGACATCCACTTGCAGGTTCATCCGACCGCCCTCCCTTCCCTCATCGGGCCAGCGGCCCAACTCGGCCTGACTGCTTCTGCCGGTAACTGATACGCCCGTCGCTGATCGACTCGACGTATCCGGTGAACTCCTGTTCGCCCACACGCACAGCCAACGTCATCCCCTCAAACGACACAGCCAGCGGCGCCGCCTGGGCAACAGAGCGAGGAGCAGGCGACACCGGAGACCCGCCCACCGCGAAGGGTCGGGCAAGTTCGGCGGGGAACCGCAGGCTGTTGACGGCGTGCATGAACCCGAGGCCGTACTTCTGCACGGCCGCGGACCGCTGCACAAACTCGGTGTTCGACAGCCACGCGGGGATCTCGTCGGAGGTGCCGGAGCCAGGGCCTGTGACGTGACCGCCGTGCGGGAAGCGCTTCGGGCTTCCACCCCTCGCATAGCCGAGAGCGCGCGCAAAGTCCCCCACGAACCCACCGGACGCGATCGCAGCCTGGCCGTACTGCTCAACGACCACCGACGCCCGAACCTGCTTCCCGTCGATACTGTTCATCGTCCGGTCAAGGTTCCCAATCAGCGCCAGCGCCTCATGCACACCAGCCAGGTGCACCATCGTGTCGATCCGCGACGGCACAAGCCCGTACTGGTCCGCCAGCGCGGCGGCCTCCTGACGGGTCATGCCCATCTGGACCCGCTGCTCGATGAACGACTCCCGGGCACGCGCCATCTCGGCCCGCATCTCCCCGTAGGAGGCGTTGTTCCGGCCGATCGCCGCGATCTGGTTATCGATCGACCGGACGTAGTCGATGATCGCCCGGTCCGCGTCACGGGTCGCCTGCTCCGAGGCGCGCTGCGCCGCGGTCCGCTCCTCCTCCGTCGCCGTAGCGTCCGCCATCACGGCCTCGAGCGCGGCGTCAGCCTCACGCTTCCGGTTGATCGCATCCGCAGCCCGGGCGTGAGCATCCTCGGCCCGCAGAGTCGCCTCAGCGGCCGACAGCGTCGAGTCGATGCCCTCCTCGATCTCCCGCCGCAACTCCTCCTGCGCCATCCGGTGCGCGTCCGCCGCCTCCGCAGCGGACAGGTTCGAGTAGCCGAGCTGGTCGTTCTCGTGACGTGCCCGCTCCGTCGCGTTCCGCTGCTGATGCAGCTTGATCTCGATCTCGGCGAGCGCGGTCCGCAGCGTCGGCTCCGACAGGGCGATCTCGTCCATCGACGCGAGGAACGCCTGGAACTCCTCATCGGAACCGGCCACCGCACGGGATGCCTCTTCGACGCTGAGGCCGACACCCTCGATCGCGTCGGCGACCGAGGAGAACCCGGTCTGCAGCTTCTGCCACCAGCCCCAGTCGGCCTCATCGCCGGTGACGAACGCGTTCCGCGCGACGTCCTCAACGGCACGCACGGACTCCTCGCCCATGAGCTTGACCGCCTCGGCGTAAGCACGCGCCCGCGACTCCGCCTCCTGGCTCTTCGTGACGAACACCGTCAAAGCGGCAGCCACCGCACCTATACCGATCGTGACCGGGTTGAACAGGATCCCTGCCAGCGCCGCACCAAACCCGCGGACCCCGGCGCCCGCATGAGCGGACATAGTCGCGAGGGCGCCCATCTCCGTGGACACGCCACCGAGAGCAGCCTGCACACGAGACATCTCCACGAACCGCTGAAGCCCCGTGCCGACCGCCCCCAGCAGAGGCGCCAGGTCAGACAGAGGGCCACGCAGTGCGAGGAACGCCACCGCCGCGAGCTGTACAGGCTGCGGCAGGCCAGCGACCCAACTGATGATGTCCGCCAGGACACCCACCAGGGGCTCAGCAGACGTCATCAGGTCCCCGAGGACCGGCACCAGAGCCGACCCGAGCGCCACAGCCAGTTCCCCACCGGCGACCAGCAGCTCTGTGAGTGCCGGCGTCAGTTCCCGCAGGACCAACATTGCCGTGTCCGCGAGCTGCATCCCGAACTCGCCCAGAACCGGGAGGAGCGGCTGCAACGACTGCCCAAACTCGGCAAGCATCTGCCGGATCTCTGGAGACGTCGCGGCCATCGCCGCCAGGCCAGCGGCCACCGGGCTGATCGCCAGACCGAGACGCCCCAGACCGAGAGAGTTGCCACCCAGCGCGAACAGGGCCGCGCCCAGACCCGAAATCAGGGGCGTGTATCGGCCGAGCTCGTCCAACTGCCGGTTGACCTGCGACACGTCCCACGAGTTGATGACACCCGACAGTGACTGAAGCAGCGGCGACACCGACTCGAGCCCCGGCCCGAAACGGTCCACCAGCAGGTCCACCAGCGGACGGATCTTCTTCTCGCCGGCACGCATCGCGTCCGCGAGATCGTTCGTCCACTGGACCAGGTAACCGCCGCCGTTCGGGTCAACGAACGGGGCAGCCAGGGCCGAACCGATGTCACGGAACGCACCCTTGACGCGGTCCGCGGCACCATCCATCTGCAACTTGATGAGGTCCGTCGCGCCACCGAACCGGGCAATCATGCCGTCCGTCAGCGCCTCGACCGCGTCACCGGCCTCGATCGTGCCCTTGGTGACCGCGTCACGGATCTCCGCGCCCGTCTTGCCCATCTCGTTACCGATGAGCGTGGCCGCGTCGATACCGCGGGCGCCGAGCTGATTGAACGTCTCCGCCGTGATCTTCCCCGACGAGATGACCTGCGCCAGGACCCGCGTAACCTCCGAGATGTCCTGGTTCGACCCGCCGACCGCGGCGACCGCGTTCTGGATCGCGTCAAGGGTCGGGAGCACGTCACCGGCGGCCATGCCGAAGCCGATGAGCTGCTGCTGCGCCTCGATGAAGACCTGCTTCGCGAACGGGCTCGACCGCGCGAACTCGTCCAGCTTGTCCATCTGCGCGTTTGCGGCCTCAGCCGACCCCAGCAGAGTCGTTAGGGCGGCACGGGAGGACTGCTGAAGCCGGTTGTAGTCCAGACCCACCTTGAACGCGGCCACGCCGAGGCCAGCAGTCGCGGTCGTCGCAGCAGTGAACGCCGTCGCCAGCGTCTTGACGCCGGTCGAGACAGTCGACCGCAGCGCGTCGAACCTGCGCCCAGACCTGTCCATGCCTTGGTTGAACTGCGCGTCATCGACGCGCATCGTCGCGTAGAGCTCACCAACCTTGAGGGCCAAGACCATTCACCTCCGGCCGGGGTTGTGGGACACTCGCGGAATGGACACCAAGGAACGCGTCAACGCCCGATACCTCGCCATCACGGCCACGGTCACCGCGGCCGGGGTCGTGTTCGCGTTCTGGCAGAACGCCGCCTACAACGCCGCGCAGCGGACCAACGCCTACACGCCCGGCGCGGAGTCCCCGTCACGGGTCCTGCTTGTCGTCGGGCTTCTCGTCGTCGCCGGCGTGCTCGCCTGGACGGTCACGACGTGGCGCCGGAAGCTCCGTCTGCTGGACGGCGCGGGCCAGGGCGGAGTCTCGGTGCAGCAGACCCAGGATCAGTCCGCGTAGCCACGGCCACGGGCGCCGGTCATAGGCCGGATCGTAGAGGTCCACGCCATACACCTGGGCGAGGTCGGGCACGACGTGCGTCCAATGCTCGAAGATGTCGTCCCAGCCAACGGCCTTGCCCTGACTCTCGCTCTGTAGGCGGGCCTGGTTTTCGGGACGTAGTTCGTTGGGGACCCGGTAGTCCTCATAGATGGGTTCGCCGCCTTCTCCGTAGGCGACGATTTCACCTACGCCGAACGCTGCCCACTCTTCGAGCGTGACCGGGCCTTGCCTTTTGGGGCCGCGTCCTTCTTCCCCGCCGAGACGATCTCGTCGGCGACCTGCTCGCCGTACACCCAGTAGTAGAGGGCGTACCGGGCGTAGAAGTCGATGTGGGGGCCGGGGACGTCGTCGTCGATCATCTCCTGGTAGACGTCACCCAGGGTGAGTTCACCAAGGTCCTGGTCCTTGATCGAGTCGATGATGCGACGGTAACTGTCTGGCAGCGACTCGACGGTCTGCCCGGACACGGCAGCCATTGACAGGGACGACGCCGCCGCCAGCTTTAGGCCGACGTCCTTCGTGGGCGGCTTCACGGTGTACACCTTCGAACCATGCTTGATGTCGAGGTTCGGCGTCAGGAACGCGGAGAGATCCTTCACGGGAGTTACTGCCTTTCACGGGTAGCACGGGTTCACGGGATTGGGTGGTGCCGGCCGTGCCCGCGACCCGTGTGACACGGGCACGGCCGGGGCTCAGGAGCCCTCTCCAACGTCCTCCGCGGCGGGGGGCTCAGGAACAACGGGGACGATCCGGTAACCGTGCGTGCGGAACCACAGCTCCACGGGCCGTTCGAGCCCATCCACGACGGCCACTCCCGACGTGAACGACACCCCGACCACCCGGCCCGTCACAGGCTCCGGGGCCAGGACCCGGATCACGGCGCCTCAGGCGTCGCCGGGTTCGCGATCTTCCGGCGACGGCCCTGCCCGGTGACGGTGACGTTCCAGACACCGATGCCCGTGTTGCCGGTGTTGCCGCGCGTGACCTGCACCGTCCCGTCACCCTCGTAAGCCTCGTTGGGGTTCGGGGTGCCCTGCGCGGGGTTGTCGTACCAGCGGAACGTGCCGGTGGCGGCATTCCCGACGGCGGACGGCTCGTTGAGAGCGTGGATGGCCTCCATCTCGGGCAGGTAGCCCTCGGCGGTGCGGTGCTGCTGCACCGTGAACGACAGGGTCCACGACTCCGACGTCTTCACGTTGTTGGGGGCGCCGAGGTCGTCGTAGGTGGCGGCGTCCTCGGTGACCGGGGTGACCTGCGGGTCGACCGCGGAGATGTACCGGATCTTCTGCCACGTGTCCTCGCCGGTCTTGACGTCGACCGCGTACTCGTAGGAGAAGCCGAACTCGGTGGTGGGTGTGCTCATGGTGGATTGCCTCCTAGGGCAGTGGGTTCTTCCTGTTTCTCGGTGGGAGCGCCCTAGGGGCGCATGAACACAAGCGCGTAGTTGTCGCTACGCCGCTCGCGACTGTTGCCGTCCTGCCCCAGCGGAGCCGAGTACAGGCGGTGCGCCCGCTGCACGGTCAGCCCGCCCATCTGGAAGCGGTGCCGTCCGTGGAGGACGTCGAACACGTCATCGGCGAAGTCGTCCGCGCCGTCGCCGTGGCCGCGGAACGTAAGCTGCACACGGATCTCGGTGTCGGGCAGGACGATGTCGTCCTCGGTGTTGTAGAGCTCGATCGCGACGGCAGTATCGGGCTGGGAGGGCAGGTCCCGGAGTGTGATGGCCCGGTCTGTGGGGCCGTAAGGGTCCGTTTCGGACCACACGGCGTCGGTGTTGTCGGCGATCCACTGGGCCAGTTCGCGGCGCACCTGTGATGCGCGGATGGCGGCCATCACAGCACCCGTTGAATCTGGCCGGCGATCATCTGCAACGCCGTACCACGGTTCGCGAGCAGCGGCCGCTCAAGGTACTTCGGGGCGCCTCCCTGACGGAGCGCCTCGTGCCGCACAATCGCGTAGATCGGGTTGCCGCCACGGGGCGGGGACTGCGGGTCGTAGTACACCGACGCCTCGAGCCCGACACGGTCGACGTCCGTCCCGGACGAGTCAACCAGTGTCGTGGTCTCCTTCGGGGCTGCCTTGTTCGACGCCTCAAGGATCAGGTCCGCGGCCTGCTCGAGGCCCTCAGTGGCCGCGCTCTGGAGCGCGGCCATCGCGAGCTCGCCCCGCCACTCGAAACTGATGCTCATGCGTGCCTCACCTCCGCGTACCCCGGGAACCGCGGATGGTGGAACCGGCCGACCCGCACCACCGGCGGCTTACGTTCGCACGGCGTACCCACCCACA